TCATACTTCAATCTCAATTCCAGATTTAAAGCATATTACAAAGTGGTCATCATAAACAGTAACATTCTGGATAATCTTCCTTACTAGGGTATCATCATATCTTAGGGTACGGTATTTGTTAATGCGGATAAATGCAATCAACTCATTGATTCGTTCATTCTCGCCACTGAGGGAGGCATCTTCTACTAAAAGGGTCTGGCGCTTATCTCGCAGTCCATCAATCTCATCTGCTAGATGTTCATAGTCTTGACCTTTATTGGCCTGCTTGATGAGTTCTTTTTGTTTTTCTTCTAGCAAGTTGTTAATCTCTGAAATTTGGTATTCTGTTGTTTCGCCAATCACGGCATGAATATTTTCTTCCAAGGTCTTTATCATGTTATTGCCACCTGCAAGTAGCCTATTAATCGCAGTCATTACAGCACCATAGAGTTCATCTTCTTTTACCGTTCTATTCTTACAGACCTCAGGTCCTTGCTCGATTCTAGTCACGCATCGCCAGACAAATTCTTTTCTGCCGTGAATATTCCAATATGTTCTCCTATAAATATCCCCACAATCTCCACAGAAGGTGATGGCGCTTAAAGCGTATTTGCTGCTATAAATTCGTTTGTTCTTGTCTGCTCCTGTGTAGATGTTCCTTCTTCGATGAATTTCCTCCTGAACTTGCAAGTATAATTCTTTGGGAATAATCGCCTCATGGCTATTTTCAACATAATACTGGGGAAGATGACCTTCATTCTTAACTCGTTTCTTGGTTAGAAAATCTACAGTAACAGTCTTTTGTAAGAGGGCATCTCCGATGTATTTTTCATTTTGGAGGATTTTTTTAACTGATTCCGGTCGCCATCTTGGTTTTCCTGCTGCTGTTAAAATACCATCCTTTTCAAGGGCTCGACCAATGCCCACTAGACTCTGACCTTCAAGGTATTCTCGGTAGATGCGTTTGATAATCTCAGCTTCTTCGGGAACAATGATTAAATTTCCATCTTCATCTTTGGTGTAGCCCATAAATCGCTTATGGTTGACCTGCACCTTTCCTTGTTGGTATCGGTACTGTAGCCCAAGCTTAACGTTTTGTGAAAGGCTCTGGCTTTCCTGTTGTGCCAAAGATGCCATAATAGTCAGCAAAACCTCACCTTTGGCATCCATGGTATTGATGTTCTCTTTCTCGAAATAAACGGATATGTTCTTATCCTTGAGCTGTCTAATGTATTGAAGGCAGTCTAGGGTGTTACGTGCAAATCGGCTGATGGATTTTGTAATAATCATGTCGATATTACCGTCCATACACTCTGCAATCATGCGATTAAATTCGTCACGCTTTTTAGTGTTCGTCCCGGAGATACCATCATCTGCAAAGATGCCGGCAAACTCCCATTCATTATTTTTCTTTATAAACTCTGTATAGTGTGCGACCTGAACCTCATAACTAGAATTTTGTTCTTCCGTTTCTGTAGAAACACGGCAATAGGCAGCAACACGAAGTTTCTTTATCTGTTCTTTTGCGGCTGTACTTCCCACTCTTTTACGAGCAGGAATGACCATTATATTTTTCTCTGTCACTTTATTCCTCGCTTTCTATCAGACTGTATAAGTATTCTGCTCGGTCAAAAGGATCCATGGGCATCTTATTATCCGCTTTCCTCATTTTGAATCGTTCTTTGGGAGGGGGAGAGGTGAAAGCAGCAAGCTCTACCACTCGTCCTAAATCCTTTGCACGTTTATCTCTAACTTCTTCAGCTTTATCAAATATCTCTTTATCAATGATTGCTGGATACGTATCATTTCCAAGGTAGTTGACGTTTTTCAAAATGCGTCCCATCACAGAGTGTGTCTTATCAATACCTGCCTGTTCGCCAGCCACTGTAAGGGATAGTCCTGATATGTATTTCTCAAAGAATACCTTTACTTGACCTGCTGCCTTTTCATCGACAGTAACCTCTCCATCTTGAATTTTGTATCCATATGGAATATATGCCATTTATCTCACCACCTTTTCTTTCAGGGAAAGACCGCATTTCAAATTGAATGTCAGCTCATCCCTGGAATTAACAATGATGTTCTCTACAAATTCTTCAAATAATTCTTCTGTGTAGTCACCATTAAAATTATCTGCTGACACGTAATCAATGAGGTCCTTTATATCGTTTGCTCGTAAAACCCCACTCGTAGAGTTCGTTACCAGGTTTGTTTTTTCAGTTGAAAAATTTCTGATTTCGTTATCTAAAACATTCCGCTCTTGATTAAAAAGTGCAGGTTCAAGGAAACCTTTGGCCATCAATGTAATAAGGGTATTGCGTTCTTCCATGAGTTGCTCCATTCGCTTATCAATAGCATCCATTCTTTCACGGTCGCTTTCTTCATCAATTTGGCTAATTGATTTGAATAGCGGTTCTAAGATTAGCTTATGACTGAAAGCAAGCTTATTCATCATGGTGGTAAATGTGGCTTTTATTTCTCCATCTCGTAGAAACAACATGGAGCAACTCTCTTTGTCTTCGATATGACCGATGCAACTCCAAGCAATGTAACTCCTACCAGCTGAGTAGTTTGTCTTTCTCCTAAAATTGCGACCACACTCTCCACAGACAATCTTGCCACTTAAAGCATATCGATTAAGATAAACGTTCTTTTTCACGCCCTTACACTTCATCTTGGCTCTTTCATCAATGAGATCTTGTGCCTTAGCAAAGTCTTCTCTACTTATAATAGGTTCATGATTGTCCTTGTAATAGTACTGGTCTTTTTCACCTGTATTCGAATGGCGGTTGTAGTTACTATCTGTGTAAGTCTTTTGTAACAAAACATCTCCCATGTATTTTTCGTTTCGGAGCATGTCTATCACCGTGCCTGCACTCCAGTGATTACCTCTTCTTGCTGGGATTTTGTCTTTGTTCAAACCTCTTGCTATAGTACCTCCACCTTTCCCTGAAAGGCACTCAGCAAAAATACGTTTGATGATTTCTGCTTCTTCTGGGACAATTACCATTTCACCATCTATATTGGTATAGCCATAAGGTGGAGTACCAACATAACTGCCGTTTTGAAATCTCTTTTGAATGGACCACTTGTTGTTTTGTGAAATAGATGCAGACTCTTCTGCAGCAAATCCTGAAAGGATAGAAAGCATCAGCTCACTTTCCATATCACCCGTATTTAGATTCTCTTTTTCAAAATAAATGTAAACATCGATATCAATCAGCTTTCTTACTAACTCTAGACAATCTACTGTATTACGAGCAAAGCGGCTGATTGATTTGGTGATAATAAAATCTATCCGACCTTGCTTACAATCTCGTATCATGCGGAGCAGTTCAGTCCGTTTCTCCATCTTGGTGCCGGAGATCCCTTCGTCATAATAAAGACCAGCAAACTCCCATTCAGGATTAGACTTAATATAGCGCTCATAGTGTTCACGCTGTGCTTTAAGGCTTTCAAGCTGTTCATCACTATCGGTTGAGACCCTGGCATAGGCGGCAACCCTAAGTTTCGTATTAGGTAGTTGTCCTTGGGGCAGTTCATCTATTTTTGTTATCTTTTTCATCATCACACCTCGCTTTCATCCATTACATATATCACTCTAAAAGCCACTAATAGCAAGCTTTTTAGGACATAATCTTGGCTAGTCGAGGGGAGAATTTCTCTCGGTTTAATGCTGATATTTTGTGTAATTCATCCGCTGTAATTTTGCCTTCTTTATAAAGCATTTTGATAATGCTCTCCGCCATATGAAAGTCATATTCCCTCTGCAAATCTTCTGTTGTCATCTGTTCTGCTTTGCCCTTGATAGTAGGACAACCGTCTTTTACTTCAAAAATGTTCATAGAAAAACACCTCCTACCTAGTAGCCACGGCAGGAGGTGAAATCTGATGGTTTTATTAATCTTTTTGATAAAAGTCACATTCATAGCCATCGGCATCAAGGAGCAGCCCTTTCGCCCAAGGTGGCACTTGACTCATCTGTTTACATACTTCAGTAACCGATATTTGAGGATTAGTTTCAATAATTACTTCATCATGGACATGAGCCACAATTCTGTAATGACGGAGAGACTTCATTGCGTGCATCAAAATATCACGGGATATGGCTTGAACAATATTCTCTACAAACTTAGGACCGTAACTTTCAAGACGCTCCCATTTCTTTGTTCCACCTACTCCTTCATAGGTCACAGACTCACCACCAAACTGATTCTCACCAATTCGAGGCTTTACATAGGCAAGCCTTCTGCCGGAAGGAAGAACGATAAAAAGCATGCCACTAAAACAATGAAACTCGATGCTATGGGTTTCTTGTGATTTATTTTCCTTTACGCATTGTTTAGCCGCCCGATCCACATCCCACCAGAACTGTGTGATGTTTGGATTAGACATTCTCCAGGCATTCACAAGCGGTTTTAATTCTTCCTCTTCAAGCCCCATCTCTAATGCACCCATGGCTTTTAGCGCACCAACAGAACCACCATATCCAAGTGCCAATTCAGCGATTTTACCCTTCTGTCTCAAGTGACCGTTCACACCATGCTTTTCAACGGGGACTTTAAACATCTGGGAGGCAGATGCACAGTAGATATCGCCACCACTAGCAAATACCTTTGTTCGCCATGTTTCGCCTGCGAGCCATGAAAGCACACGAGCCTCAATGGCTGAGAAGTCAGCCACAATAAACTTATGACCAACTCTTGGTACAAAGGCTGTACGAATCAGTTGTGAGAGGGTATCAGGTATATCTTCATAGAGCATTTCCAGTGTTTCAACATCACCATTTCTGACAATATTTCGTGCCTCTTTTAAGTCTGGCATATGGTTTTGAGGGAGGTTTTGCAATTGCACCAGCCTTCCGGCAAAGCGGCCGGTTCTGTTGGCTCCATAAAACTGAAACATCCCTCTGGCGCGAGAATCACTACAAACTGCATTTTCCATTGCTGTATATTTCTTTACCGAGGATTTTGCCAGTTGCTGACGAAGTGAAAGAACTTCATTTAGTTCACCATCGGTTTCCTTAAGTTTCTCAGCGACAGCTTTTTTACCGAGAGTCTCCATCTCTAGACCATTTTCACAAAGCCAGCTTTTCATCTGTTGTACTGAGTTTGGGTTATCCAGATTTGTTATCTGCTGCATGACGGTTAGTAGTTTTTCATGAGATATGTCATCCATGGCGATGGCCTGTTTAACAAAATCCATATCTACCTTTATGCCTCGATCGTTGATTTCTTGGTCGAGATGATACTCATCCCAGATGTCCTCTGGTACTGGAAACTTGATCAATCTTTGTTGTATCTGTATTTCTGCCTCCACATCACGCTTGTTATATGCTTTGAACTGCTGCCATTTATCGATTTCATCAGTGGATAGGTTACGGGTTCTACCACCATTTATTTTTGTTGGAGTACATGGAAGACAAAAATATCGTATCAGGTCTTTACCCTCTGTCAGCTTTTGCTTTTCAAGTCCTAGCACTGCACCTACACCTTCTAAAGAAAGAGCTAAACCCATATAGGCAGACCAAACCATGGAACATTTCCATGAGGAAGGATTTAGATAAGTCCCAGTGGGATAGCCCAAATAACGTGAAAGGCATACTCGCTCAAACTGAGCATTAAATGCCCACTTTGTAATGGTTTCATCGGTTAAGGCATCTAGGATTTCTTTTGGAATCTTTTCTCCATCCATCAAATCGATGACCTTAACTTCATCACCGTCAACCGCATAACCAAACAGCATCACCTCAAAATCATCTGCTTCTACGTAACGATAAACACCACTTTTTTGTAGATTGGTAGATGAATAGGTTTCGATATCGATTTCTAAGTTCTTCATAGCTACCACCTTTCCTAAATGAAAAAAGGTGGCAGAGGGAAGACCTCCACCACCATCAAGTTTTCTATTCCTTTTAGGCAAGGAAGTCATCATCGACAAGAGTCGTAAAATCATCTACTGCAGAAGTCTTACCGCCTAGAGGTTCTCCGTCTCTAATTTTTTGAATGTTACCAAGACCACAAGCTACACCTTTATTACCATTTGAGTTGAAAGCATAGAAGTTAAGAGAAACCCTGCCATAGCAACCGCTGTATACCTCGCTACGATCCAGTATCGGCTTAACACTTTTGTCTACAATCTGTGGCGCTGTCTTGCTATTCGCATTGATGAAGTAATGGCCTTTATAAGCCTCATCATCACGCTCTACATCACCATCACGCAGCGGTAGTTTAATGGCTGCCTTATTTGGTTTCTTACCACCAAACTTTGCGATACCTTCCTCAATGGCAGCATCAACTGCTGCATGGATAGCATTGATGGTTTCCTTGTCATCCTTTGGAATAAGAACGGATACGCTGTACTTTTCTGCACCACCATTAATAGATACAGGCTCCCATCCGTGGAAGTAAGAAAATCTTGAGTTTACACCTGTGATAACTTTTGTTTTGTTTTGCATATTTGCCATAATATTTAATCCTCCATAATTTCGTTAAATTCGTTTTTAGCATTTACTACGTTAATCGCCGGTCTTTTATCTGAGTTTGGAACAAGAGTCGGCTTACCCGGTGGTTTGAAAATGAGGTCACCGAGGAGTTCCTCAAATTTGGATTTACCCATCAGTTTTTGCATCTCTGTCAGCGGAATAAGGCTCTTTCTGTAAATGTCCTTATATCCACCTGCCACGGCTTTTTCTGCAATGGCTCCTTCATCTTTGTACTTGCGAACCGAGCGACCTTCCACAACTTTAAAACCGTTCCACTCTTTACCGTGATTGACTGCTGCATCAGTGGCATAGGCTGTTATTTTATTCGCCCACTTGGTAAGGTCGGGAAGAATAAGTAAGATTTCTTCTATCTCAGCATCCGTCATCAGAGGTGGCATCTTGAATTCTTTCTCTGCAAGTTTTAGCTTTTCTTCGGCTCTGGCCCGACATCTGTTTGCCGCTTTACAGAAGGTACACCATGGACCGGGGATGTATTCACCCTCACCATTAAAGGCCTTGACCGCCCTAGGCTTTAGTTCCTCTTCCGCCCAGCCTTTTAGTTCTTCCACCGGTATTGTCCAGGTGCTGACATTTTCTCTTCTTGGCTGAAAGATCGTCATGGACACTTCTTTGATGTCATACAGGTGATCATAGATTCCAAGTGCTCCGAGGGCATAGAGCTTCATCTGTGGATTGTCCACGGCATCGACTAGCACACCCAGCCCATATTTAAAGTCTACGATGTGAAGTCTGTCATCCGCGATAATCACGCAATCTCCTGTTCCAAAGCCGTCTGGCACATAGCATGAAAAATCAAGATGCTGTTCGATAAGAACGATTGGATCGTTACATTTTGTTTTTGCAAGTTCCACCTGCTCCATAACAAAGTCCACGTAAGCATCTGTACATTCCTCCATCTCATCAGAGTTATACTCAGAGATAGGTCGCTGACTTCTCATATGAAGTGCCTTTTTTAGTTTGTGTTCACACAGGTCATGAGCCGCTGTGCCTTCTTTTGCTGCCTCACCACTTTGGTCTTCAAACTCCAGTTCAAGTCTTGCAGAGGGTTGGCAGTTGAGCCACCTGTGGGATGAGGATGCAGATAATATTGCATGATTACCCATTTCCAAGACCCTCCGCATCTTTCAAGATGTCAGCATAACAAGCCTTATCAACAGCACTTAACTTATCTGCACCATACTTCTGAATGAGATCTCGCACTTCTGCGGTATATCCAAGCTGGCTCTTCTCAGCAAGTACCATACGCACTTTTTCCAGTGGGATATCCGGCTCTTTTACTGGTTCTTGTTCAGTGGCAGCTTTTGCACCTGGAGCAGGATCTCCTTCTGTCATCGCATCGCAAACTGCCTGTATGCTGTCAGCAAGACTTCGCATATCATTTACCACTTCAAGCAGTAATTTTATTTTGCTCAAGGTCAGTACCTCCTTTCGTCATTTCACAGATAGATAGTTCCTCGATGCTATCTCCAGGGATCACAATCGTTACACGCTGTTTACTCCCTAAAAGAAAGCGAAGAATTCGTTCCCTTACGGACACATTACGGTAGGTAACAAGTCCGCCTGTCTGTGGTTTCTTAGAAACACTAATTTTGAGATTGTGTTTCATATCCATCACCTCTTTCCAAAGGGCGATTTATTTATTGCCCTCTACCTAGTAGCCTCGGGAGGTGATAGAATCTGAATCTCTTCATATATCATGTCAGCTTCACATCATTGATTTCATAGTAGTTGATAAGTCCCCACGAAAAAAAATAAGGGTTTCCTGGTATTAGCATCATGGTAAAAACAATGGCACTAAAGATGCGATGTCAGGAACCCTTTATTTTATTATTATCATTCTTAGGAGAGTTACTTCGAATTCTTTTCACCAACGACACCTATGCTGATTTCGTTAGTCATCTTATCAACTCACCACGTCTTTGCCAGCAATCGTGTCAACTCACCACATCAATATCCACATCATCTTCTTGATCATCTAACCCACCTATCTTGGACAAGTTCCCACAAAGAAAAATCCCGTGATTATCCTTCCGGCTTGGAGCCAGATCTCAAATCACGGAAACCCTTTATTTATAAAGTTTTTTATCCCTAAAACATCGTATTTACCTTAACCCTTGACATCAATACTACCGTCTCAACGTGTGTCGGTTAAGGGATGGGAAGGCACATCTTTCACATCATTTTGAGTTCTTTTTCTATTTGTTTGCTTGTGCATTTTACTCTGTATAGAATTTGAGTATTCTGTTTTATAAATGAAAGTTAGCTTATATGGGTTAGTATTTCCATCATCATCAACCTCTCCAATAATAACCTTCTCTACAATACTTTCAAATACACAACGATCAAACTCTGTTAAAACTTCATTTTTCTCAAGCACCTTCCTGAAGTGTTCAATTCTTTTTTCCAAATCAATTTCTTCGTTTGAAGACTTCTCTAACTGCTCTTTCTCACCTAAAAGTCCTTCTAGGACTGATTCTATTTCTCCATATTTCTTTTCATAAGTTGATTTATCTATTACTTCTTCCAAACGCATATCAATCAGCCTGTTACGTTTTTGCTCTATGGCTTGGATCTCATTTTCTATTTTAACCAATCTTTTTTGAAAGTTATTATCACTCAAAACATTTTCCATTCTGTTTACAAGTTCATCTAATACATCAGAATTATTATAGCATAACAATTTGTATGATTCTATAAAGGCATCTTCAAGAATTCTTTCTTCAATAGCCTTGCTATCAGGGCAATATTTTCTGCCTTTCTTTGTAGCTGTTACACACTGCCAGATTACTTTTTCATGTTTAGTGCCACTATGCCAGTTTCGCCTAGATAAATTGCTACCACAAGAGGCACATTCTAGCATACTACTAAAGGCATATTTTCTACTATATTTTTCTCGCTTTCCATTCTGAACACCTCGACGCTTAGCACCTCTTTTATTTAGTATTGCTTGTGCCTTTTCAAATATTTCTTCACTAACAATAGGCTCATGATGATTTTTTATATAGAATTGATCCTCCTCACCATAATTATCTAGTCTTCTTTTTGAAATAGGGTCAACTGTAAAGGTTTTGCCTTGTAAGACATCACCTTTATATTTTTCATTTTTAATGATTCCCAGAACCCCTGTATCATGCCATTGGCTGTTTCCATATTTAGTTTTATATCCAAGCTTTGTTAACTCTTTTGCAATTACATAACCGCCAGCACCTTCTATATATCTATCAAATATATACCTTACAATATCTGCCTCTGCTTCATTAATAGATATGCTCTTATCAATAGGGTCATAATCATACCCCAAGCAACTTGCAAACCCAACCAGTTCACCACGCTTCATTTTCATCTTCAATCCCTTTTTAACATTGGCTGAAATATTTTCCACTTCTTGCTGAGCAACAGAACTTAGTATGACAAGCAATAACTCACCATCCATTGTCATTGTATTTATATTTTCTTCTTCAAAAAATACAGCAATATTTCTTTCTTTTAACATGCGTACATATTTCAGTGTATCCAAAGTATTTCTTGCGAACCTTGATATGGACTTAGTAATAATCATATCGATTTTTCCATCCATACAATCATTAATCATCCTCTGGAAATTTTCACGCCTTGCTACTTGAGTTCCAGTTATAGACTCATCAGCATAAATATCTACCAGTACCCATTCTTTACGACTATTTACTAAGTCCTTATAATACATAACCTGTGATTTATAACTACTTAACTGTTCTTCTGAATCCGTACTGACCCTTGCATAGGGGGCAACACGCAAAATATCATCTATTTTTCCTGCTGTACGTTCAGAAATTTTTCTATTTGCCCTAATTACTTCAACTTCACGCATTATAAAGTCCTCCCTTCAGCTATTAATCATTACGGAATCAGTATAATAATTTATCTTATATATGACAATCATATGGATTATGATGTTAGGTCTGAAAGAACACCATAATCTTGCATAAGTCTATTTTTAATCATTGTAAATTCTTTTTCTGTTATAAGAGCCAAAGACAATAGTTGTCCTAACATGGCAATTTGCATACTATATCGAATCAACCTATCTTTCATAAAAATCCCCCTTTCATCTTCAACGGACTAAAATAATTATTACTATTTTTTGAATGATGAGGGCTGGGTAGCCTTCTACCTGTTTTAATTAAATTTCAAATAAAACGGACGGCTGTTGGCACAGCTCCACGGGATTTTGCCCTTCCAGCATTCTGCCGAAACCCTACCCATTGCCTGCGACGCTCTTAACGCTCGGACGGTGGCTATAGGGGAGTATCATTATCACATTTATATGTTATCGCCTACAAACTGCCATATTTGCTTTGAGGTTTGATATTGTTCGCTCTCCCTAAATAGAGGTCTTGGCGTATCAGCCCCTTGGCTCAATATAAATGAATGTATCCGTTTTATTTTCTACTGCAACAGCGTTATCTTCTGTGCTTTCTTTGTCAATGTTCAAATGTCTAATGTATGGATAGAACCATGAGAGAAATATGGAAAGGGGTGCATATTTCTTACTATGGATTTTGCCTATCAAGCTACATTAAAGGTTAAAATTTTTGTAATCAACTTAGTTTCTAGCCTACGGCGTAATACTTCATCTACACAAAAATGCGGATTACCACTTTCATCGTATAGCTGCCTTGTAGATAGTACAGCAATATACCCTTCATAATGTTTCAGAACGGCGTTAATAGCTTCCACATCCCCACTAGAGGCTAATACGATAAGCGGATAGGAAAGTAGATGATTATTTTTTCCTGCCTTTTTACTCAT